TGCCAAAAGATATTTCGAGTTGCTGGAATTGGGAGCGTACAGCTACCATTTGGCTAATGAACGATTGCGCCCCTTGCAATGTAAAGTAGGCGGTTGCGCCTTTGAGGAGGGTTTGCCATACATTAGCCTGCTTTTTGCCCTCTTCAACGGCTTTATTTGTCATTTGTTCGAACTGCTTTTTGATAGCTTCGACATCTTTTTGTATCTGTGATTGGTCGGCTCTTACTTGGAACAATAGAGCTCCGTCATTGGTTTGCATACTTTTTAGTTTTTAAAATAATAATGCGAGATTGTGGGTAAATCTCGCATTATTGGGTGAATTGTTTTAATCCTTTGAGAAAGTCCCCATAATTGGTACGTGTTTCTGATTTTTGAGGTGCTTTTTTAGAGTCTTTATCCTTATCAAAATCATAAGAGGGGATAACAGCACTATAAAGCATTACATTGGCGTAGCTCATTCTTTTCAGTACGTATTCAAAGGTCATTCCGTACTGTTTAGCAAATGAGCCTACAAGTCCCCAGATGCTGTCGTTTCGGTCTCCACTTCCTTCGTCGGCTTGGTTATCATCATTCCTTTGAGGGAAGTGGTAATGACGAAAAAAGCGCGTATATCCATTTGTCCTAACACTTTAAAGAAAGCGGTTGATACCTCATTAATAGGGGTTTTGATGAGTTTCTTAGCCAGCAATTCGCCTTTGGTTATATTCTTTTTTCTTCTCCAAAACTGCCATTTAGGATATGGGGATAGTTCGTTAAAATCATCGCCTAATACGATTACTGATATAGCCCAAGCTATATTTTCATAGTCTTCGGCATTGTGTACGATTGAGCCGAATACATTACCCTCGCTAATAGTGTCGGTGGGTATTTTGCTGATGTACTTTGAAGCTCTTACAAGTGTAAAAATAGAGGGCGGAGCGACTTTATACGCTTCGCCCCCAATGGTTACCGTTGTAGGTTCTTCAAGTAGGGTTTGTGCTACTTGTTCTTCCATAATACTACGCTACTTTTTCTACATTGAAAAATCCTTTACCACCATTAAGGATAGTTATTTCTACTTCTACGTTGTAGCCACTATCCTCTGCATAGGTAAGTGTACCACTTATAGAACAATAAGGAATTTCCAACTTTTCCGCTCCACTGTTTTTAGGAGTGATAGACACAGAAAATTTCTTAGTAGAAACGAAAGAATTAATGGTGATTTTATCACCAGCCTCAGTGATGTCCCAAATTTCTGAAAGCAATGCCTTGTTAAGGTTCTTAACGGTACATTTTACTTTCAAGGTAGGTTCACCTTTCATCTGGTCGATGATTTCACCGCCAATAGCTGTCCATTTGTACTCTTTCCCGTCTTCTTTTTCAAAAGAAAAACTGTCTTCTTTGACGATACCCAAAGTTTTAAGGGTTGTTCCCATTGCCCCTGCTGCTCCTGGCGCACCAAATTTAAATTCTATTTTGCCCCAAGCGGTGGCGTTGTTATCTACGTATGCCATAATCTTTAATTATTAAATGTGTTATATCTAAATTTTACTTTTGCGTTGATGAAAAACTGCTTAATATCTGTATCTTCAAAAGTTTGTATTATCTGATGTAGTTGTAGCCTATAATTGCGTAGGACTGTTTCTGCCTCCTCAACAATGGGCATTAAAGCGTGCTCGATAGCTTCACAACGTACAAAGTCCTTCCTATACTGATTATCGTTATTTTTGACCGTAGGGACAAAGATATTGATGTTAATCACGCCTGTTTGATATTGACCGTCTATACCTGTAAGAAATGATATTACACAATCTTCTTTTTGTGAGTTCAAAGGGCGTACTCCACTTCGGTAGGTCTGCCCGTTTATAAGTGTATTTATCTTATTCTTGAAGTACTTGTATATATCGGCTTCTATTTGTGAGGCTGTTTTTTTCATTACGATAATGCTTTTAGGAGTTTTGGAACTTCTTTTTCGGCTAATAATTCAGCTGATGAAAGTACATTGTAATTGCGTGCTTCTACATAGGTGGCGTACTTCATTCCTGCAACCACTATTAATACATATCCTTTTGAGTATTGAGATATTACCTTATTGATGAACATTTCACCCTGTTTTTGCCCATTGCTACCTGTTTTAGTAAGCTGAAAGCCTCCTTTTTCAATAGGCTTGCCGTCTTTTAGTACTACATAGCCTATTGAGGAGCGGAGGTTGCCTGTTTGGTCTTGATAGCTTCCGTGTTCTCGTGCTTCGTTGATACACATCTCTCCTACATACTTCAATATACGTATTACTTTTTGGTGATACTTTTCTATTTTCTCACGTAATATACGTTCTATATCGTTGGAATTGAATTGTGGTGTTATCATACGAATATACGGCAATGAAAGTAATCTCTTGAAAATCGTATTACTTGTTTTTCGAGGCGAATATTTCCTTCTACATCTACTACTTGCAAGGTTGTACCCGCTTCTATTTTGGGTGTATTTTGTGGAGCATAGATAGTAGCAGTACAGTCAAATATTTGTCCGTCTACTTCGCTTATCTTTTGCCCCGCCCCTGCTATCTCATCACGACATACACCTATTTCTTTCCACTCAATAAGGTCGCTTGGATAGGTAGGTACACCATCATCTCCAATAGTAGGTGGTTGTGATACTTTAACCTTTAATAGGTACGGGTATATTTTCATTTCCTTGCTGTTTTTTAGTATAGATGGGTAATGTCTCTTACAGTGGCTTTGACTTCTAACAAATTATCTCTACCGAGTTGCTTACAAAGAAGATTGTAAAAAGCAGTAATAGCTGATTTGTCATAAGAAAAGGATAAACCACCTTCAGAAAAGGACACAGGGCGTAATAAGAGTTCAGGAATGATGTTGTAAAAAAACAGTTTTGTTTTTCGTTCATTCTCTTCGTTGAACTCAACAGAAATCTCCAATCCTACTCGTTGCATTTCAGCAACAAGTAGGGCTGTGGGGTATTCCACGTTCCATAGTTTCAGTTTCTCATCTATGTACGCTTGTGCGGTCATCGTTAGCTTAATTTGGTTTTCAAAATGAGCTTGCGACTTACATTGTTAAGTACTGGTGTAGCGAATGCTGTTGCCTTTGTTGAAAGCATTTCAGGGTCTTGCTCTGCCCAAGTACTCACCAAAATAAAGCTATCGGAAACTACCTTAGTAGTAGTTTCGTCTTTACGGCTAAATGTAGGTGTTATGGTGTAATAAGTTTCACCTACTTGAGTATTGTCAGTAAAATGAATGTTACCCAATTCCCAACCACTGGTAGTGGTTTTAACACCTGATTTAGCTTCCTCACTTACATAGCTTTCCCAAATTACCACCTCAGGCAATCCGTGTGCTCTTAGTGTTTCATTGAGTTGTGCCAAAGTAGGCTCTTGCGCTACACTAAGTGCATTTTGAGCAAATGAAGCAGTGAATTTCACTACACTTGTCGATTTTACCATTTGGAAGAATGTAGGTCTATCCATAATAGCATAAGCATAACGGAATCCTTTCTTAACCGCCTCTTCTTGCACTTTTCTGAAATCAGCAATAGGGTCAAAAGTTGCAGCGTTAGCTGGTAAAAACCAATCTTTTGCAGTGTTTTCAGTTCCCACTCCAAACTTCACTTTAGCACCCGCCATAAGTGTATATTCTCCTTTTGAAACAGCTTGTTTAGCGAGTAATTCCAAGCGAGCGTTTACCCCATTGATACAGAAGATAGGGTCTTCATAGATAGATTTTAGAAGCTCTTTGTAAGCACTTGAATCTTTACCCCCATAACGATTTGAAATTGCACGGATATTATCCAAACGGATAGTATCGCGCTCAGTCATATCACGGGCTACTTCAATTTTAGGGATTTCCCCTTTTACCTTTTCTACAAAATCACGACTTTTACGTGGAGATTTTGAGCCAATAGCCACAATTTCAGCAGCAACCTTGTTGTCGGTATTTTTCTCAATAGAAGCCCAATCTAAGGTTGTGTTGAACTTCAAAGGGAAATAATTACGATACTGCAAGTCGCCTAACGGATTGTTATTTACCACGAATTGCAAATCAGCTTCACGAAATTCGGGCACGATGTTTACAGCATTAATTGTATTTGCCATTTGTTTGTTGTTTTAAAGATTAATAAAAAGTGATACGAGTAAGGACTTTTTTCATAAATCCTACACCTGCTTTTTCTTTATCAGGCAAAGCCTCAGTGCGGGCAGTACCCGATAAAACTACAGCTACCATAGGAAAATCGTCAATGGCAATATCTTCGGCTGTAAGCCCTACGGCTGTAGCAATGTTAGTGTCTGAAAAAGTTTCATTCACTGGCTTGTAAGTCCCGTCAGTATGAGGAACAAGGAGCGTACCTGCGGGTACTACGCCATCGGTAAAGCGTTTTTTAGCTTCGGTAGCGTTAATGTGTACCCCAGCTGGGAGGGTGGCTAATACTTGGTCAAAAACAACTATTTGCCTACCTGCGGTTTGTTTAGTTATCTGTTTCATTGTTTTTTAAATAATGCTTGTACTTCTGCGGAAGGTTCATTTTCTTTCAATCCACCTCCTATAATAGGTCTTGAGTGTGAAGAAAGCCCTGCATTAGTTTGTGTTTGCAAAAACGCTTGTTCATCAGCTTTGAGTTCATTTACAAAAGCCTCCATTTCGGTATCGTCTTTGAAAGCACGTCCTAAGTGGTGTTTGTAGAATGTTTCTGAAACCCCCTGCGCTTTGAGTTGATTTAGAAAACGTTCCTTAGCATTTTGCTGTTGCTTTTCGGCTTGTAAGGCTGTAATGGCTTCCCCTTGCTTAGTAACAGCTTCCAAGACATCTTTTGCCCACGCTGGCATTTCGTCTGGCTTGGGCTCTGCGGGTGGAGTAGGTGGATTTTGAGGCTTCGGATTAGATTTAGCCCTCTCATCTTCAAGTTCTTTCTCTAATTTCTTGCGAGCTTCTTCAGCCTTTGAAAGGCTTGTGCGCCCTTTATCGGCTACTGATTGCAATAGCTTAACCTCTTCTTCAACTCCTTTAACGGCGTTTTCGATTTCGCTTTCTTCTTTAACCGCAGTCGCTAAGCGGGTAGCGATTGCTTTTAAAATCGATTCTTCCAACCCCAAGTGCGCATACTTGGTTTTGAGAGATTGTAATAATTTGTCTACCATAGATGTACTATATTTTTTTGTTTATGCAAAGGTACGGAGAGGCATTGTAGGTTGTATCTTTGAGTATTGGTAAAAAGTTAGTAATTATTTAGTAATAGAAAAACGCCTCTTTATAGGGGCGTTTCTCGTGCAATTAAGAAAAAATCACTTCAAAAAGCGTTTTAGTTTGTCCCGTATAAAGTAAAAAACCACCAATAGTGCTATGATTATAACTATAAGGTATAGATAGGAACTTTTCACATCTTTTGTTTTCTGAGAAAAAGCCGTTGTGCTTTCTGTATTACGTAATTCATTATTAGTTGTGCTTATAGTATTTGTAAGGGTAGTATTCGCCACTATTTGGCTATTGGATAGGCTACTTTTAGTCGTAATCTTCACCTTTCCACCTCTTACCCTTATAGTTTCATTATTGCCTTCACGAATTCGAGTATATGTAAGTTCCTTGCTGTTTCCTATACTATCCTTATCGCTCTCTACTGTTACCTCATACTCTTGCGAGGCGTGTGTATCGAGTTGCAAGGTTTGTTCGTTTTGCTGAAAAAGTGCCGTACTATCCTTGTACTTTATAATACGTTCTTTTTGTACCTGCTTTTGCTCGGTAACATCTATCTTGCGAGCACGGCAACCTATCAAGATAAGGAACGCTACTAATAGCAATGTTATTATCTTATTCATAACTTTCAATCATTTTAATTACTTTCTTCAAACTACTTGCGTAATTTAACCCCGTAGCGTATCCAGCATTCGCTATCTCCTCAGCAAAATTGTAAGGGTCACTTCTTACTAACAATGCCTTAGCATATCGCTTGTTTCTGAAGAATAATTCTGCGTGGTCTGTAAAGCATTCTTCTGGCGTGTCGTACTTTCTAAACCAATCCCTCACCACGTACA